TGCGACCAAACTTAGTTCTTTAAAAATAATATTATGCGGTATAATGTCCCCGTCTGTGGTTTCTTCGATGTCTGCAGGATTAACATGGGCTCCAACACTAACCGAATCAATCAAGCCGTCCTTGATCATCTCTTTCATCTTCTGGTTTTTTACTATAGCCTTAAACGGGATGCTCTTTAGTGCTTCGTCAAAGTATGCGCCCTTAACTCTTCCTACAATAGAGTGTACAGAATTATCGTGATCTACTAACAAAGGTACTCCAACTAATGTGCTCGCGGATTTGCTTAATTCTTCAGAAATAAATTTGTGACCATTAGATGTTGTAGTCTCATTAATTGCTATGCCATGAATTGTAAAGTTGCCATCCACCTCTGCGCTCTCTGTAATGGGCACATAATATTCCAACATCAAGCCCTTATCGTCTGCCATTGTATAAATAGACTATTTATTTTACTTATAAATATTGATTTGGATGATATATATTTAAGAAATTCGGAATCTTATCTCTACTGGGGTGTCTTCTGGGCCTGTGATGATGATTTCCATACGTTCATTGATTAAAAACTTATCAAATGAGAAGGGATGCATGAGATTTCTCTCTGGTGCAATCTGGTGGGCTCGAGGGGCATAATACGTAACTTCTTTATGTTGACGCTCGTGTAAAACCAAATAACCTAGCTCACTCTTGATAACAATTCCAATCTCTTGTGGGGCTCTGACAATGATTCCTTCTAGGTGCCCCACGAACTTTGTCGTCGTGTAAAACGCTTGTCCATTCTTAATCTCTAAATTTATTACTTTCTCTTCGGACTTTTTTAAGATCTTCACGGTGTATCCTCCTTTTTATTCTTCTACGTCTAGTAGTCTGTGATCTCTGTCCTACCTCGTTGAGTGCTGGAAGTTTTTCTCCCTGTACTCCGGGGTCTTGACCTTCTAGTAAGTTTGATACTCCGGCAAACTGTTGCTGTGCCCTAGAGCTGACTGTTGCGTCTGAACCAGTATAGTCTTCCCATGGTCCAATCAATGGTACAGTCTCATTTGCAATTGCAGAGTCACCATCTACGTCGTATTGTAAATCGCCAGTATGTTTGCAGTAAAGAACTCTCTGTCTTGTTTGTGGATCGATCCAAATCATTTCAAAATGGCCACCACCAAACCTACACATAAACTGCTTAATAATGCAATTACGGTTGTTGCCCACATAGGCAACCTACTTGATTGGTGGTTGAATAGATCTGTCATCTTAGTTTCTAGTCGTTCCTGGAAGATGTCAAACCTTTTTTCTATCCGATGGATGCATTCGTTTAAATTTATCACTTTTGTCTCTAGCACCCTCCCAAATGCGCACTCTTTCATTCTTTCAGTACCAGAGATTTAGTTTGATTTGTAATATTCTCTTGCATCTTAATTAGGCATGCGCTGCATATCCAGAGATCATTAATAAATGCAATTGCTTTGTTTTCACACTTTTCAAAGTTAAAACACTTCGGTCGGTTCTCTTCGGTGATTTGGTACATCTAATCCACCAACCCGACAATTGTGCTTCTACAGTTAGCATGCATTGGCGGCATATTTACTCCTGGTTGTCCGTCCAGTACGTTGAATACTTGTCCATTAAGACTCTCGCATATAGCGGAAGTTCTGTCATCGAGGGCGGCCAAGTATCTATATTGTTTAACATCATTTTCTACGTATAAATCCTTCAGTCCAGCGTTAGCTAGTCTGACTGTTTCTGTTCTAGCAATTACTAGGGGTCTCTTGTCTGAACTCAATGTAACCCTTGTGTCACCGTCGACGGTCTTGGTTCTATCGTGTAAGTCTAAGGACCGCTCTATGTCTCGCTCGATGTCTCGGATGGTTTTGTTCTTCTTGAATCCGTTTCTTAGGATAACTCTTAATTTCTCAATCTCTCTGGCTGGCAATAATCCTTCTGCTAACTGTAATGAATCTGTAGCAGCCAAATCCTCAAACTGATAGCTCTTTAATCTTTGGAGGATCTTAATCAGGTAGTCTGTGTATTGGAATCCAGCTATTTCGGTAATGTTAACATATTGTGCTAGAGTCATGTCCCTTGCTTGGGCCTCTGTGATCTCACACTTACAATCTTCTTTGCAGACGTGCTTTGCTTTTGCTTGGACTTTTACTTCAGCCTTTTGGTTAGCTGTAGGTTTAGCGCCAGGCACTTCAGGCTGTTGGATCTCTTCCTCTTCCTCTTGTCTGATTTTATCTTCTTCTGCTTGGGTTTGAGCTTCTTTGGGGCTAGCCATTATCTTGGCTGCTTCTTCGTAGCCTAGAATATTTGCAATGTCAAGTTCTGCTGCTGCCTTTAACTCTGGGCTCAAGAATGGATTCTTAATCATTTCAGTTAGCCTCATTACTTTCTCGTTCTTGTCTTTGTCTGATGGAAGCTCCCAAATGAATTTAGGTATAAAGTCTAATTTATTGTTTCTTAGTAATGGTCTGATAATCTTTTCCTCTACTGTTGTTTCTACTACTAATCTGATCGAGTTTACGAACTTCTGGAAAGTCTGTGATTGAGCCTCTGCTAATCCTTCAGGTACATTTGCCTTACCTAATAAAACTAATGGGATTCCCATGCCAAATGCAATCTGTTCAATGTCGTGGTTAGCAGCGTCTTCTAGGTTCTTGCCAATATCACCAAAGTCAATCACCTTCATCTCTACATTAGCGTCGGACACCCACTCTGTCTGGTTGTTCATGTATTGTAATTTTGTCTTAAAGTCTTCGATTGCCTTTGCGTTAACAGCCTCTCCGGGTACGCCTACTTTTACGTGGATCGGTGCTCCAGCTTTTCTAGTTAATAATTCGTGTTTGTCAATCTCTGAGGAGGTGTAATATTCTAATGCAACCATCACCGGAGAAACATAACCTAATCCATATGCTTCGTTTGGAATCTTATTTAAAAGTAAATGCGCCATCTCGTCTGGGGTGAAAGGGACTACTTCGTCTGCTTTCTTAGCGACGGTGAAATTCTTGAGGTTTCCGACAAATTGATTATAACCCAAAACTTTTCCTTTCTTGTTTCTACGGACGTACATGTTGTTAGCGTTCATCACCCTAACTAAAGAATTATCTAAGTCTAGTTCTAGGAATCCATTACCCTTTGAAACTCCTTCAGCAATCCAGGACCTCATTACTGTCATGAAGTTTGCTTGGTGGATAAAATCATCAATAAGGGCCTGAGCGTTTTGGTCGTCTACTTCGATGGTAAAATCACCCATGATGCTGTCTGTGAGCTTATTAACTGCGCCGTTCAATAGGCCGATCTTTTTGCCAGCTTTCTCTATTTGCTCGAAATTAAAAGGATGTTTTGCGCCTAGCCCCTTTGGGAACTTAAGCGGGATGTCTTGTGTTTGACCCTTGAATGCTTCAGATAAAGATTTCTGGTAGGCTTCACTAGCATAATATCTTGCCTCGTCTGCCTTGTCCACAGCCAAATACCCTTGAGTCTTCATGTAAGTGATACCGGGATTTCGTTTATAAAATATGGTTTAACAAATATATATATGATTTCTTAAGCAAGATATGGGGCGTACTCGTGACTCAATTCTCCTAACATTCTCATCATCATAGCGTCGGCAAAGTCGGGGCTTCTCCCTAGGTCCTCTTTGATCTTCTCCTTGTCGATGATTCGGAGAGTGGTGTCCTTATCGATGTCTTTGACCTTGATCTGCTCTAGATCCTCAATAAGGAGGTTCTTGAAGTTGATTGGGATGTCCTCGTAGATGCTTAGTTTTGCTTGGGAGATGTATTCTGCTAACGTGAAGTAACATTGAGCCTTGAGGTTAGCGTAGTTGTGTTGTTTGAGTCTAGGGCTCGTTGTTTCATAGGGTCTGGAGTTGTTCACGAATCCTTTGATTTGAGGGTACTTGACCTTCAGTTCATCTACTACTCCACCGCCTACACCGTCTTCGTCTATCACCACTTGGCTGAATGGAATCTGATAAAATAAACACGTATCTTCTATTTTCTTTCTGACTTCTACGGTTGAGGATTTGTCCATGGTCCAGATGGCTGCGAGATGTAATCCCTTCCAGTACATAAAGACCGACTTATCCTTTCCGAATCTAGCCACGTCCACAGTTAACCATCTTTTTGCTTGCTGGTGTTCTTCTACGTACAACCCAAACATGTCTAGAATCTTATCGTATTCGAACAGCCTGCTTGGATCATCATCATACTCCCAGTTGCCAAACAATAGTCTCTCTTTGCTGACTTTGTCTAGTTTCTGGAGGTTTTGTTCGTAATAGTCAGAAATGTAAGGATTGTCGCCCACTAATGCCGGTACAAATTTCCTGTAGCTCGGTAGTTCTCCGATAGAATAAGGTTTGTAATATTCCCTGTAGGCGAAGTTCTTACTTGGATTACTGGCCATCAACATCTTAGGGATTAGGTCAAACTCATCTAGTTTGAATCTAAGTCTGCTCATTACGATATTCTTAGCTTTCTCGGTTATCTGGCTCACTTCATCCATAAAGGCGAAGGTGTACTCTGTGCTACCCAGAGAATCGAACTCAGGGTCACTAGGGTACAGAAAAAGGTCTTTGAGGTATATCTCACTGCCATTTGTAAAAGAGATCACACCAGCCATGGAATTGTATCTGTAGTCAATATCCTTTTTTAAGCCCCATTCCTTACAAACCATGAAAAATGACAATAAAGTAGATTCTTTTAGGGATTTCAATACTGCTCTGCCCATCAGTCCTCTCACTCCAGGATAGCGCAAACACATGTAAACAGACCACACACAGCCCAGATAAGACTTTCCTCCTCCAGCGCCTCCGCCATAAAATAACTCAGTCGTCTCACTATCTAATAAATATTTAAATGCCTCTTGCTGTCTTTTACTCGGCTTCCATCGGATTTCTTTCATGTAATTTAGCCTCAGTATCACTTTGTCCGTTAATGTCCGTTAAATGTCCGTTATTCTTGATAGTATCAGTTTGCGACTTCTTAACTCTGGTTATGTATTCCCTACAAAAATCTACTTCAAATTCTTCAACCTTTTCTTTCCTTAAATGTCTAATAAACTTAGACTTAGCAGTCATTTTTGTATCCCCAAACACTTTTCCGCATCTACAAGTAATCCAATCATTAGCACATTGATTCAACATATGTTTTTTATTCATTTATTTTTCTCCTGCTCATCTGGAGCCTCAATTATAAGTTTAAATCCTTCACCTTTGTGCTCAATGGATTGTTCGGACTTCTCGATGTAGCCTCTGTCTTTATTTCTGCACTTGTTGAAAAATATTACTGCTGCTGGGTTGCCTTTTCTCATAAGATCGAATAGGGCATCTTCGCCAAAATCTTTTACATCTAGTTTGGTACCTTCTACTTTTGATTTGAAGGCTGGTTGTTCGAGCCATCTATAAAACATTGCTCTGCTTAGTTTGGCTGCTCGGCATGCTTTGGTTACTAAACATAATTTGTTACGGAAGATCTTTAAGAATTCTAATTGCCGTTGACTCAATTCTC